AGGAGATCATTGTTCATTATAGATTCTCGTCTTCTGTAAGTAACTGTGGCTTAGATTTTTTTACAGTCTTTGTTTTTACTTCAGAGTCTTTAACTTCAATTTTCTTTGGCTTCTTGTGCTCTGGAATAATTCTTTCCAAAAATACTTTAAGCATGCCATTGAACATTTCAGCATCTTTAACTTCAATCTGATCTTCAAGTGTAAATGCACGAGTAAATGCTCTGTTAGCAATACCCTTGAATAAGAAGGTTTCTTCCTCTTCCGCATTTTGTACATTGCCTTTGATAATCATCTTACCGTTATCAAGTTCAATCTCAATGTCTTGCTTTGCAAAACCTGCAACTGCTACTTCAATAACATAAGTGTTATCGCCGGTTTTCTTAATATTGTAAGGTGGGTAATTTGGGATGCTCTTTGTTAGATCATCATGGATTTTAGCCATCTTGTTGAATTGATCGTCAAAGCCAACATATAGTTTGTCAAAGTCTTTGAACATATCACGACCAAAAACGTCTTTAACAAATGTCATATTACTCTCCCTTTTTATTTGTTATACCACTAATTGCGTTAGCAAAAGTTTCTGAAGCAATGTTCATTACATCGTTAGAAGTCTTGGCGACTTGCTTTGTAAAAACACGTTGTGCTTCAACAAAATCGATTAGAGGTTTTTGAAGAGAATCTTCCTTGACTGTTTGTTTGAGGAAGTTGATTTTGGCGTTTTGAATTGAATCGATAGCCATGTTTGCGTAAAACATATAGTTCTCCTATTAAGCGAGTTTTAAAATTTGCTACCCCGAAGGCATAGCGTTGATCCTGCTTACTGACTACAGGGGTACCATACGTTGTACCAGCTTTAGACGTTCCCAAGGTAGTGGGATTAAAATAGGTCGGCTTCTGGTTTATACAGCCCACACCGATTGCTGCGTTTCCCATCCCGGGGATATTATTATTTAGTGCTAACAGCTAACTTTTTCTTGCCAATGTTATACTTTGTTTCCATTTTCCATTCATCTTTTTCCTTGTGGGAAATAACCTTGATCTGTGAAAGTGGAGCATAATCTAAGAAATGCTCTGGATTATTAATTTTAACTAAGCCCCAGTCTACTAGCAACTTAGCAATAGTATTTCTTCTTTGTAAATCGTTGTCTGATAGGTCAGCCGTTTTTCCATCTAAAGCAAATAGCTCTTTAAAGTGAACAATAAAGTATCTGCCTTGCTTGTGTAGTATGTGACAAGATTGATATAGTATTTTATCTTTTCTAGAAGCGACACCGATTCTAGTTAGAGTTTCTCGTACTTTTAAAAAATCATCCGGTTCAGCTAATATGACTTCTAAGGGATGATACCCAGGGAAGTCAATGTTTATAATGTCAGTAGTCATTCTTACCACCTTTTGTTATTCTTTTTCTCAATTCAATAATAATCGAGTCATTGAGCAGTGGTAACACTTGTTTGGCTTTTTCTGTGCTGTAGCCATAGTATTCTTTTACAACTTCCAAGTCATCGATTTTCTCAGCCTTGATCCATTTATTGAATCTTTTTTTGGGCCTAATAATATTTATAAGAAAATCAAATTGTAGGATTTTGTCAAGATGGGGTCTAGAATTCATCTCATTTGCGGGAATTACTGTATCATGCCCGTAAGATAAACCCTTATTAATAATATATGAGTTATATTGTTTCTCAGACCAATCATCCACAATCAACTTATCTTTGCTATAATGTATAGCATTGATAAAATCAAAGGGAGAAATTGCAGGAGCCTTATATGGAACTTCTGCTGGTTTTTCGACAGGGGTTCCAAATAGACTCATATTACCATCCTTATGAGCCCAATAGTATCTATAGTGGTAAGCAAGAGATAGTTGGCCAACATACCAAAAGATTTACGAGTCCAAGCAGCCCAAGCATAGAGACTGCAGCCGATAATCCATATAGGATAGAGAGTAAGAAGGGGCGGAGTGGGAACAGTAACAGCCATGGTAATCGAACAACCAATACTAATAGCCCAAGCAACAAGCTCAACGATAAAGCGAAAAGGATGAGAATTAAAATCATCTTTTATCCAATCAAATGTGGGTTTCAATAAATCGTTCATTTAAATTCAACCGCTGCCATAATCTCTGTTAGACAAGCTACAAGATTGATTTCTTGATCTGCACAAAATGCTGCTTTATACTGATAATCTGCAAGCAATAGAACAAGCTGTGGTACTTGTGTTACATGATCGGTCAATGTATCATATAATTTTCTAAAGATTGTTTGTGGATCATTGTCAATATTATTAACAACCCACGTACGCATCTTTTTCCAATCTCCATCTTTTAACGATGAGATTAGTTCTTGCATATTAGATTCACCGAGACTAACAAAAATACCCTCATCAATTTTACCAGATGCACTATAACGCTGAAGTTCGTTTAGAACTCTTCGATAATCAGGGAAATGCTTCTCAATCACTTTTGCTATGACTTTGCCATCCGATTCGATATTCTCAATTGCCATAATTTCCATGACACGCTTAAAGAATGCGGATGCAATCTTTGGCTTTTCACTTTTAGGCAATTTAAATTCGATGACCGCTGTTCTAGAATGAAGCGGAGGAATGATTCGATTCTTAAAGTTACAAGTAAGAATGAATCTGCAATTTGACGAGAATTCTTCAATGAATGCTCGCAATGCAGGTTGTGTAGAATTAGGATTTAGATAGTCTGCCTCATCTAAAATAACAACCTTAGGTTTGCCACTGAATGATACAGTAGAAGCAAACTGTTTAATCTTTGTACGAAGAACATCAATACCAGATTCTTCTGAACCGTTAATGATGATATAATCTGTTTCTAATTCTTCACACAATGCTCGGGCAATAGTGGTCTTACCCATACCGGCACCACCGCACAATAGCATATTTTGAATCTCCCCTTTAGACAACATCTCCTGAAAGATGTGTTTTTGGTCTGCAGGTAAAATACAATCTTCTAATGTGAGTGGTCGATACTTCTCAACCCACAAAAACTCATTTTCACGATAATCCATAATAACTCCATAATATTAAATTTGCGCGATTTTTATAGCGCAGTCAAAATGCATCAAACAATAGAGTCGGGTTCCATTGCAATGAAATACTCAATTGCTTTTGTAGCGTGTTGGAAGTGAAAAGCTTTCTTCTTTGAAATTGTAACTGTGTATGCGTCAGGGAAAATTTTAAAGTTCTCAACTGCCATATGGCAATCAAAAGAATGCTCGCTTTTACCAATTACTTTCTTGTAGGTATTTGCTGTGTCGTTTTTCTTATCACCGATAGTTAAAGAAACGTCGTCACCTTTACTGGAGATTGTGATTGTAGGTGAGCTTGTGATAGCAGCTGCCTTCATAATCATATTAACATCTTCAGATGAGAGTTTAAACTGATAGTGATTATCAATCTCAATGCTCTTGTCAGGTGCCGCAACAATAACTGTTGGGCTAGAATAGAAGTACTCAAATTTGCCGTTGTCTTTAGAAATGTTTAGGCTCTTATCACCAAACTCAACATTTTGATTTTCCATTAATGTTAGCAACGCCAACAAAGAGTTCAAATCATATACAGCTACTTCTGTGGGGAAATCTTCTACGACTTCAGCCTTAGCAAAAATGTTTTTTGCTGTACTAATTGTAGATAAAGTCTTACCTTTGCGAATCATAATATTACTATTAATCGCCGCAAAGTTCTTCAAGATTTGGATTGTTTCATTACTTATTTGCATTATTTAGCTCCTTGGGTTTCAATGTCATGTACATATAATAGCATCATTGCGTAGTGTAACACCTTTAGTATGTCTTGTCTATTGCTTCCGGCTTTCTTGCCGTATCTTTGTGCATACTTCATCACGTTACCGACGGTGAACCCTACACCGTGACCGCTATCAATTATAAATTCTGTTGCTTGGAATTTGTTCAAAGAATAATGCTCACCATAAGTAGCATCAATATATTGTTTGAATTCTTTTAACAATTCGCCTTCGTTGTATTTGTAGTTTACTTCTTTCGCCACGGATAATCACCTTTGTACTTTTGTTCCATAAATTTATTTCCTTGCAAGAAGAAATTTGCTTGCACGGAATCCGCTCTATTACCTACTCTATAATTGAGAGAATACTCACCATTCGTATTGTAGGTAAATCCATACTGAAGTAGAACTTGCATAATAACACGATCTATTTCAGGTTGATCGTCAGGATGTCTAGCTCTCCTATACCATAAAGGAGAGATTTGTATTGCTATAGGCGTTGGTAAAAAATATGCACCAACATCAACAAACAATTCCTGTTCACTTAGACAGGTTGGCCATAAGCCAAGATTTTCGCAATCATCATTACAAATATAATTACTATCTTTGTCTATAATTTTTCGCAGAGAAAACGCCCAGTCATGTTTCTCCGCAACCTTAACTAATGTCTCAATGTGTGTGGGATCAATGTAATTATCTTCGTCTAGGAAAATGAGATAATCTGAATTACAAATATAAGACATAGAACCATATATCCTATGTCCGTTGTATTGATTTGCCCCAGTATTCTCTGGAAGACATAAAACAGTTTTTCCATCATAACCACCTATAACTTGTTGCGCATTCTTAATATAACCAGGGCCATCAATAACTACAAGATGTTCTACATTATCATAAGTTTGTTCAGAAACAGAACGAAGATTATCTTTTAAATAAATTGATCCTGTTGTGGGTGTAATCACCGTCACCTTTTTACTCATATTCTACAACCTCTATACCATCAGGTACTTTTACTACAATTCCACCCATATTAGGTTTTCTTGCGTTGTGATAAAACACTTTCCCTTTAATTTTATCTTTATAAAATAACTGGAATACTAAATTGTTTATACCACTGTTAATCACATGAACTTCTTTTGCATTACAAATTGTATCTACATAATCTAATACATCATCTGTATCTTCTTTAATGGCAACATGACAAGGATAATTAGAATTAATCTTGAGATCAAAACTACCATAACTACTTGCATTGTGCATAAAAATATAGTCTGTTCCTAGCTTGCTAGTTATTTTATTATATAACTCTAATGAACCATCTAATCTTGTTGGCAAAACAAATCTATCATATTCATCATTTGGATTAATACCTGATGTAGTATAAAATGATTCTTCAAAATTATCATAGTCACAATTTTCAAAGCCGACTCTCATTAAAGCATGAGATGTTTGTTGAGCATGCTTTAAACAATCTTCCATTTCATTTTCAACAGGAATAATTGTTATATTAGGGAAGTCCTCATATAAATGTTCCACTGTCTTAGTATAATGTTTCTTGCATATTAAGTCAATATCGTAGTGATCCGTTAATGCATGAACCAAGCCATTACATATAAAATGGTCACCTAGACCAGTGTGATGATGTACTATTATTTTTGTCATACTAATGCAGGATCATATATAGAGTTTTCGTGTTCGTCATATGTTTGTCCTATAAAGTCTCGGCCAACTTCTTTATAACTTTCACGCATCCAGACGCGTTCTTTAATACCATGTACCATCGCATCGTCTTTTAAAGCAGGCCAAACCATATCTCGTAAATAGAACTGGTCAACTAGATATTGATGCGTAGACCAATATCGTTTAATGCCTTCTGCTAGATTGTGTGGCAACCCATCTTTAATTCCCCACATACCTGCAAGTATCGGAAATTCGTAATGGTTAATATGATCTCGTATAACAGATAATTTACTATCTGTATCTAACCATTCATCTACAATTTGTCTTTCTCTTAAAGACAATCTAGAATCAGTATCTCTCGATAAGACAATAGTATCTTTTTGCATTGAGAAAAATCTCCAGAATGCACCAAATGAACCGTTATCAATTTTAATTGTTTCCACATTAGAAAATTCATCTAATGCTGCAATGTAAATTTTAGGTACAGTTTGATCATAATAAAAATGACAAGTCCATTCTGGAAAAAACTTTCTTGCCAACTGGGCGTTTCTAATTGCGCCAACACAATACTTAGGGTTGTCTCCCCACAAACTAAATGATATAATTTTTTTCATTTTAAGTATAATATTTAGATAGACCGTCTTTATTATTTTTAATAAGACCAAATGCTTCTTTTACATCAGGTGTTAAACTATTATACAAATGCCACATTTCTTGTTCTGCTTGATCTGTATTATAATTTGTTCCTCTTGGATGTTCTATAGTATGAGCATAGTCTCTCACAACAGGTCTCTTATTAATAAAACATAGTGCAGGGAAAATAATATCCCAGCACCATCCCATTTTATATTGGCTAAAATCTAAGTTGCGTTCCTTGTACCAATTGATTACATCTTTATGAATAAACCAACAAGTACAATCTGTATTAGCAACAATTTTTAATTTATCGATAGGAAAATCTAAAGTGTTGACATCTGTGCGAGTAGAATCATACCAAGTGTAATCTACATTCGGAGCATAAATGCCCCAATCCGTTACATCATAATATTTTTCAGCATCATCGTATAACTTTTTCCAATCACTATAAGATGCATCTGCTTGTATATGAAACATGACATCAGCATCAAACAACTCAATTGCTTTTAAAAATTGAGCAGTGAAATAACTTTCCTCGCCAATGTTGTGCCAATTAGGATCGTCCTCACGGTGATTGTCGTCACTATTAATAACGACAGGCACGACCCCAATGGCACTCAGTTGCGTTTGCTTTTCTTTGGTCTTTTCATACTGACCTTGCCAATTAAAGATAAAGGTCTGTATTTTCATTAAGCTCTCATATCAATTTTATTATACACTACAGAATCAAACCAATTTAAGAAATTGTTCAATATCATATAATCGCGAGGTACACCTCCAGCAAGCTTAGGTGAATTTAAGAATCTGTTATATAGATCTTCGTCTTCATCTAATTTCTGAATAAAGTACATAACCTCGCTCATGCTACCAAAGTCGTGTACATTGATAAAGGAGTTAGTATTAAAATCTGATGCAATTGTTGGACTACCCCAGTAAATAGGAATAGTCTGTGCATAGAATGCGTGAAGGATTTTCTCTGTAACATAACCAGGATTTGATCCAGACTCAAAACAAATATTAAATTTTCTTGTTGATAAGAAATCAATCTTAGCAACTTCTCCATCTAATTTTGCCTTGATGTTATTATATAAAGCACCACCGCTGTCTACTGGTTTAACGGCATTAAGTTGTTTAAAGAAGTCATTACGTTCTTCGCAACCTGGATTTGATACAACAAAAGAACAGAATGAAGTTTTCTCTTTAGGTGTATGCTCGCCTAAAATATGATAATACTTATAATCTGTATTATGAATCATATCCAATGACCACATATAGATCACAAACAAAGGCAAACGATAATGCCAATTATTGTAGTTGTGATCAAATGATATTGCATAGTGACAATCATAATTATCGGGTCTACGATTTTCACCAGTATAGAAAATCTTAACGCAATCCTTTTTAGACCATTTTTTATTTTCTGTACCGAAATTTTCGTCGCCGAAGATCAAATAGTCAGGATTTTCATTGTCAATTTCAATGTCATACCGATTAGACAATAAGCTATAAAAGAACTGACTTAGATGGTCGTGGGTGTCAGCAAACCCTAATTTTAATTTTTTCATAGGCTATCAGTCAATTCTTTCAAAGAGTTATGAATGTTTGCTATATCGTCTGAAGATAAAGTGCTAATATCACTAATAGGTGTAATAGTATATTTGCACTTAATATCTAAGCCATTTGACATTGTTTCTGTAGGTGGTTTACCAATACCCCAACTTACATTATATGATAAGAACTTTTTATTTGGATTCATATAATTATTATATGTTTCGCAGAAGACAAACGGTCCTGAATTCTTACCTACGATTGCGTCACAATGTTCACTTAGGTATGAAATTTCCTGCAAGTCGCAGTTGTTAACTTCTCGATCTTCCCATGGAGCACGCTTGTCCTCAACTTCATTATCTACAATAATATCATCAGTAAATAAAACATTGTTTAATGTAGTATCAAATTTTGTAGTGCAAATAAAATCGATGCTAGGAGATTCTTCTGCAGCAAGATTAATGAAGTCTTGCATATTGTCTGAGAATGATTGACCGGACTTCGGCGGACCATTACAAATTAGAATCTTTTTATTAGTATTGGTCTTTAAAAATTCATCGATACTAGACACATCAAATTTTGTAAAATCAATCTTTGGTAGATACGATTCTTTTTCTGCTCGTAATGCTATTTCTGTATTAAAATGACCATTAATTGTATCTAAGATTTTATCCCATTGATGCCACAGTGAGTTCATATTAATACCACCATGCTCACAGAAAATATCCCAGAAACAACCGATCCAAGTATTAATATACAACACACCTTCGTCTTGATAGAAAGGAGTCTTTGCATCTAAATTTTCAGGTGCACCAATTACAGGAATATTTAAATCTCTGGTTAATTTGGGGTGATTAAAATGCATATACTCAAAAGTAAAATCAGGCAACTCATTTTGTAGTTGACGAATAAACTCTTTATGTGTTAGCAAATCACCTCGGTGATAGTGATTAAAGAAAATAATTTTAGACATTACTTAACACCTTTATATAATTTTACAGAATCTTCTACTAATGATCTGTTTGTTCTGATTGCATTATCGACCATTAAATTAACTGCTTGCACATAACGAGGTCTTTTAACTTTAAAGCAAATGTCGCACTTGCGTTTTAAGTCTGCAATTTCCTCATCTGATTTTGCAGCTTGAATTGCATCTTCCAACATCCACATACGGATATGAATAATTGCGAGTTTTTCAATAACTTCGCCTAGGTTATCTGTTTCAATATATTCAGAGTCAGGAAGATCTCCCTTTGCTAATACATCATGAACAGTTTGTTTAATAATTTGTTCTATGCTCTCACCTAAATTTGTCATCAATTTTCTCCACAACTTGTTTTAAGAACGCCATATCTTTTTCAGTTACAAAATGATTGTTACCAATATAAACACCTTGAGTATGAACTAAATCTGCATTTGTTCTGTCTTTAGATGTTTCAATTTTGTAACCATTTAAAAATGGCTGTGCCAATAAATTACCAGCAACAACCGGTCTATATTCAATACCATTTTCAGCAAATGTTTCCTTCATTGCCAACATAATCTCTTTAGACTTGCAGATGAAAGGTAAACAAAAACTGCTGTTCGTTGCTGAATTTTTAATATTATAAAATAAATGTTCGTGCTTGTCTATAATATCAGTAAATAATTTGTGATTTCTATTCCTAATTTCAATCATTTTAGTCAAACGCTTTAATTGCGATGAACCTAGAACAGCACAAATCTCATGATTTCTAAAATTGTAGCCATCCGTAACAAACAAAAATTGTTTATCAATGTCTGGATTAAGTGCAGCATAATCGGCAAATCTTGTAGACTCTCTTGCCATACCGTGACTACGTTTTAATTTCATTAAATCATATAGGTCAGTATTGTTTGTTGAAACCATACCACCTTCAACTGTAGACATATGATGTCCAAAATAGAAACTAAATGTTGCGCCTAAACTATTCGCGCCACGTTTAACACCGCTAGGATCAGTACAACCATGTGATTCGCATACGTCATCTATAATAATTGCTTTAGGAAAAATCTTAGATAAAGATTCGTTGTCTGCGGAGAATCCTAATAGATGAGTAACAAAGATCATTTTAATGTCATGATTCTTAGAAATCTTTATTGCGTCTACAAGATCAAAACTAAAATTATCAACATTAATATCGCAGAATACAGGTTCAAGGCCTAGTTGCATAATTGGTGCAACATTAGTCATCCAAGTACAGGCTGGCAATAATACTTTGTCGCCATTCTTCAAACCATATAATTCTTTAACTGCAGCTACCAATAAGAAGTTTGCTGTGCTTCCAGATGAAACATACAATGAATGTTTAGCACCAAGCCACTCACTCCATTCTTGCTCAAACTTTTTAACCTTTTCACCGAAGGTAAATTTCTTAGCTGTTAGCGCAAAATGCGCCATTTTTAATCTGTCACCGAGGGTGATTGTTTCACCCATTAAAGGCCATTTCATACTAACCCCTTTTCTTTTTTGTACCAATCAATAGTTTGTTTTAAGCCCTTATCAAAAGTAACTTTAGCTTTCCAGCCGAGGTCTTTTAGCTTAGTGTTATCCATTTTGCGTCTTGGTGTGCCGTTTGGTTTATCTTTGTTCCAAACAATTTTACCTGTGAAACCCATTTCTTTTTTGAGCTTATTAACGAGATCTTTAATTGTAAGTTCTTCGTCACTACCAACATTAACAAATTCTGCTTTATCATAATTTTGCATCAACCAAAAACAAGCATCTGCTAGATCATCTACATATAAAAATTCTCTAGTTGGTGTACCATCACCCCAGCACTCTATGCTATTATCCCCTGTCTTCATAGCATTATGCATCTTGGTAATAATACCAGGAATTACGTGACCATGTTCTGGAATAAAATTATCATTAGGCCCATATAAATTTGCAGGCATACAACTAATAGCATTAAAGCCATATTGACGTCTGTAATACTCACACATTCTTAAACCTGTAATCTTAGCTAATGCATAACCTTCATTAGTTGGTTCAAGCGGTGCTGTTAATAAGTATTCTTCTTTAATTGGTTGAGGTGTTACCTTAGGGTAAATACAGGCTGAGCCCAAGAACAATAGTTTCTGACAACCATTTCTATATGCAGAATCAATTACATTAGTTTGAATCTGTAAGTTGTCATAGATAAACTCACCGGGATTTGTCCAGTTCCAGTTAATGCCACCAACTTTAGCTGCTGCTAAGAAAACAAAGTCTGGTCTTTCTGTACTAAAGAAGTTTTTAACTGCTCGTTGGTCTCGTAAATCTAATTCGCCCTTTGATCTAAGAATTAAATTAGTATAACCTTCTTCTTTTAATTTTCTTACTATTGCTGATCCAACTAATCCTCTGTGACCAGCAACAAATATTTTGCTATTCTTTTCCATTTTTATTCCTATCTTAAAGTAAACACATAATCGTGAAGGGATAATTTTTCAGTAAATTTATGAGTATTATCTACAACATCAATTATCTTTTGTATATCATCGTGCCATTCAACTAAAAGAACTTTCGGTAGATATTTTTCTATGGAAAAGCCTTTAAGGACTTCCAATTCATATCCTTCTACGTCTAATGAAAAAAAGTCTACTGTTGCTACATTTAATGATTCTAATATTGAATCTAGTGTTCGTGTAGGAACAACAAATTCATATCTAATTTCCTCTTCATTTAAAGCAGAGGCTTTTGCTGTCCAATTTTCATTTTTCCATATAGGAGAAGATTTTACAGAAGTCATTAATCCTGGATCGTCAGAATAAACCCGACGATGCGTCATAGTAATTTCCTTTGCGAGATTTCCGTGAGAAATTAAAGCAGAATTAAATACTTTAGAGTTGGGTCTATTATCGCGACACACCTCAAATGCTTCGGGGTTAGGTTCTACTAAAATACCTGTCCAACCTAGTTCTTCTTCGAGGTGCCATGTATTGCTTTGAGTAAAACCGTCAGCGCCGCCCACTTCAATAAAGAATCCATTTCTATAATTTAAATATTTTTCAACAACTTTGCGATTTACATCTTGGTATGAAGGAGGAAACATATTATCCTCAAGCAAAATTAATGCACATATCTTCTACAAGAGCATCAAAAGAATGCTTAGGTGTCCAGCCGAGTACACTCTTGGCCTTTGACGAGTCACCCAATAATGTTTCTACTTCTGCAGGGCGGAAATATTTTTCATCTACGCGAACAATAATTTC